TTTGTGCAGTTGAAAGATCGGAAATTTCTCTTATCACATCTCCTGCTGAATAACTGCCTCCAGCATAACCAGTAGAACCAAATTGATTATAATTATTTCCTGAATCTGTATTTAATCTTAAATTAAAGTATTGGTTGGCAGTTGCGCAAGTTGCACCATCTACAAGAACTAGAATTTTATCTTTGCCAGATATTCCTGAAACTGTAACTGTTGATGAACCTGACAAGGTTGTTCCACCTGCGTTTAATAATGTAAAATTAGCACCACCAGCTGCATCTTTCCATTCAGGAGCAGTTGCACCAGAATTAACAGTTAATACCTGACCAGCAGTTCCAATTGGTAATGCAGTTTTTTGATTAGCGGTTGCTCCACGATAGGAAATTGCTCCAGTCGTAGTTTCAGGATTTAAGTTTTTAACAGTTGTATCAACAGATGAACCAAGTGTGCGAATTGCAAGTGCACCATCTTTAACCAGCGCGGTATCGTCTGGGGTAGTCCAGCTGTAATTAGTAGTGGTTGCCATTTTATCCTATTCCTATGAGATTATTGTAGCGTATTCCCAAGTTAAAGTTGGGTCGATTGTGTTCCAAGCCTCTGTGGCTGGGGTTGTGTTCCAACGCATCGCCACTTGGCTAAATGCGACTGGGGAAACATTGATTGTTAAAAACAGTTCATTGAACCGAGTGCTCCATGACCAGCCCTCAACATAACCTTCAAAATCTCCACCGGATATTTGGGTCGGTAAATTTTGAATATGAACTGGCATTCCCATAAATACAGCTAGTAAATCATCCCGATCTGCATTACCTATTTCTTGGCTAGTGATTGGGAATGTGATCGATTGAAATGCTGGTATCGGATAAGCTCTTTGTGCTATGTATCGGTCAGCAATAGCCTGAGCATCGGTAGCACCATGAACCCTAGAGTTGATCGTTTCAGCTTTGTAGCCATATAAGGCAATTGAAGCTGCATCTGTGGCATCAACCTGTGAATTGTAATTGTTGCCGTAATTGATATAAATATCATTACGAACATCTGCTGATCGCATAATCGTAGATAAGCCAGCACCTAACGCATGGCGAGCATCTAGTTCAACATAACCATTGACTAACAGATAATTCTGCCTATGGTCTGCATCTGCATAACCTATGTTTCCTGCATTGTCCTCATAAATATATCCAAAGGCTGAGGTTGCAATATCTGAAATAACATTATAGATCGTGTCAGTAACATTTGATTGAGAACTCATGGTGTAAAGACCAGGTTGATCAATTTCGCCAAGCCCTAAATTAGCTGCATTTGCCCAAGTTTCAGTTGCATTGTATGTTGCCCATGTTGAAGCAGATGGCACATCGTTCCAAGTTCCAAGCAATACGCTGGAAAGAATCTCATAAATTTGGTTGCCATCTTCATCTTGAGAAATGTTGTCATTAAAGATTTCTTTGGTAAGTCTTGTTAAAGATCCCATTGCAATAATTGTGTATTGGATAACTGTGTCTGTTGCGCCAGTAGCCCCAACCTCAACAGTCACATCTGTAATATCCCCACCAAATAAACTTACATAAGATCCAGCTGAGTCTTTAACTTGCAAATCAAAAGAATCGTTAATGTCAAATGGAAGTGTTTGGTTATTTAATGCAACCAGCGTGACTTGCATATATGAAGGAAGTGATTGTTGATAAATGTCAGTTCGACCAGCTGCATGCTGAACATCTGAAATTGTTATGTCAGTATAATCAACCCCACCGACAGTCAATTTCCAATCAGGAGTAAATACTGTCATTTTAGACCAGATACACTTCGATCTGCTTGACCATTCAAATATCGTTGTAGCGCTCTTGCAGTTCCTTCAGGATCTACTGCTCCGTTAATTGTTATGTTGTTAATTTGCCCCATACCACCACCGCCAAAATTGCCAGTTGTTGTAGGGTAATTTGAAACCGCTACATCTCCACCACCTGCTAATTGACTTAAACCATAAGTTGCAGCTACAGCTGCTAAGGCAGCAGCAGCAGTTCCAACAGATGCTCCACCGGTTGCAAATGCAGTAGCAACCGCAGCACCAGCAGCAGCAGTTCGTAGGGCTTTCATGGCAGTTACTAAAGTCATGATTGCAGTAACAAATGCAACTATCTTAGATGCCACAAATACTCCGGTGATAATTGCACCTAATACAAGCAATTCATCTTTGATGCTTACAACAAATTTAAGCGTTGATCTAACCTGCTCACCAAATTGATAAGCGCCTTCAGTTGCTTCAGTTATGCCAGCAGTAACGCCATCCTCACCTGAAAATCCAGCAGCAAATGCTTGAATTAAAGGAACGGCTGTGGCTAATAAATAATCTGCGAATTCTTTAACAATAGGTAATAAAGCTGCTCCGATTTGCTCTTTAGTTTCATCAACAGCAATAGATAATTGTTTGAACTTAAACTCAGCATTGGTTGCTTCATTGGCAATAAATCCATTATAAGTTTGAGCTAATTGAGTAGTAATTTCATCGAAAGATTTGGTTTTAAGGGTGGTCGCATCAATTCCTAGACCTAACTTACCCAAAGCGGTATTTGACCCGTCATAAGCCCTTCCTAGGGCATTTGTGACGCTCTCTAGTGGCTTGCCTGTGGCTATGCTGATCTCTTGAGCTAAAGTCAATAAATCTTGAGCTTTAGTTACATCTTGAGTAGATCTGATAAGTCTTGAGAATGCAGGTCTTAAAACATCATCGGTTGTCGCAGTAGCAATAGATTGAGCAGTTATGTATTTGTCAATTCCTGCAATTTGTTGCTCAGTTGCCTGAGTGCTTGATCTGATAACTTGCTCTAAATTCTTGCGAGCCTTTTCATCCTCAGCTGCTGCCTTTACCGCTGATACTGCAAATGCGGTCGCTGCTGCACCAACAGCTGCAAATGCCAACGCTGCTTTTTTACCAAAGTCAGCAATACGATCAGCTGAGTTATCAACTACCTTTTGAGCATCTTTTAAGCCTTTTTCTAAATTATCAATGTCGGCTGCTAAGGCAATTGTTAATGGTTTAGCCATCATTTCCATTCACCTCTAATTTCTAAAACAGCCTTTTCAAATCTGTTAATTACATCAGGTAACATTTTTCTAATTGTGGGATAAATGAACCAACCTCTTGCACCAATACCGCTTGGAGATTTGCCAGACCAAACTGGGAATTGCTTGAATCGATTAGATCCAAACTCAACACCGCCACCAATTCCAACTCGGCCAACTTCACCTTTGGAACTGAATTGAGTAGTTGCTCCACCGCTAAACTTTTGACTTGCTAGACCAAATTTAATTTCGCCTAATAATGATGTTTTTTTAACAGTTCCACCATCAGCAATTCTTTGAGCAGCACGATTTGGACGACCGCTTGCAGCTTGTCTAATTTCTTTTAATTCATCATTGGCTATTTCGCCAACGGCTCTTTTCATTTGCTCTTTAGCAGTTTCATCCATTTGGCGTAATACTTTAACAATGCTGTTTAATTCTTTTTTGTTATACGCAATTGCAGGTTGGCTCATTTCTTGTGCCTATCCTCCAATATCTCTAACGCTGTTAAAATATCCGACCCATCAACCCATTCGCTCATTGGAATTTGAGTTGCCATTGACAACTGCACCAATAATCGACTTAGGCTTCCTACTGGATGGCTTTTGGGTTTGCATCACCGACTTGAATATCGGCAACAGTTTCCATCCAAGCTTCATAAGGTTTGACAGCCTTGCCAGCTGCTTCGCGCTTATGTGCGTGATAAGCTAAAAACATCAAATCATTAACACCGATCTTTTCAGATGCTTGACTAATGATATTTCCTGTTTTCTGCTCCCACTTAGCCCACTCAGGCGGTTGGGCTGTATAAGTTGCTTCCTCGCCTGAGTTATATGTAATTGTAATTGCTAGTTTCATTTGTTTGCTCCCGTTTTATTTCTTAGCTAAAAGATTCTGCTGGCACGCCAATTACTTGGAATGAAAGAGAAACTGTTTGTGCATCTGGTGCAGTTCCACCGGCTGATGGCCATACTGGTAATACTTGGAAAGTAAAGACTGCTCCTGATGCAGTTGTCATAACTGTGCTGATTCCGGTGTCTGGTGCTGACTCAGCAACGCCCCATAAAATCTCGCATAGAGATCCAGTTGCGCCCCAGTCGGCTAACATTTCAACATCAAATGTAAAGTTGTTATCAGTTACCTTAAAGACTTTTCCGTCTAGTGTCTGATAGGTCTGACGATCCATTTCGCCAGTAAGAGTTGCAGTTGTAGCTTGTGCATCGAAATTGTTACCGCCGATTGTGAAGGTAACATCCCGACCTGTTATAACGGTGGTAGGCATTTTCGCTCCTTATGTTGTTTGTTGATAATAGGTTGAAACATTTATATCAGACACCAACAAAGTTGATGCTCCGACTTGTGTAACTGTTGGTCTTTCGACCGATCCGACAATATATCCCGCAGGAATAATTGCCAGAATGCTCATAAGTAATTGCTCGATATTATCGAGAGATGCTGGATTGCTGTTATATGCAACCGCAGCTGTGATTGTCATATTGACTCGACATCTAACAGATGACTTACCAATAGTTTCAATTTCAAGATATGGTGATGATGGAACTAAAACAACTGCTGGCGGGATTACGGACTCAGGAACGAAACTGTAAACATTTCCAGCAACACCTGCTAAAGCGGTTGCAAGTGGTTGTCTAACTGAACTTAAAATTGTTGATGCTGGCATTTATTGCGCCATACTTTCAACATCTATGTAAGCTCCTAATAATCCAACGCAACGATTAAATAATGATCGACCCATTCTAAAAGGTGTAGCTGTAAAATCTACTCCTTCGATTTGTCCTCCGGCTGCGACTCTTGATTGAAAGACTTCAACTGATACAACATAGACAGCTGATTCAACACTTTTGTTTCCAACATAAGTTGATGCGCTAGAAAGGGTTGCAGTTCCGCTTGGTATAACATTTGCTTCATCCAAATCGGCATTTGTGATCGCAGCTTCAAAGGTATATTGTCCAAGATTTGTATCAAGAACAGTTCTTGTTCCGTTGTAAGGTGATCCGCATCCTGCGATGACGACTGATTGTCCTTCGGTAAATTCATGAATTCCAAGTGTAGTGAAAGTAGCGACATTGTTAGTCAGCGACACTTTTTGAATTGGGCTTTTGAATGTAACAAGCATTGGCAGAATAGTATTTTCTGCGGTGTCAATTATTCCGTTTAAGTATGTGTCGTCATACAAGGCAGATGACACGCCAAGCACAGATCGCAACTGTGTAGCTGTGATAATAGTTGGCATGTCATCTCCTTACTCCCATTAAAGGATGCCTATGATCGGGAGCAACCATAGGCACTCAGTTAATTACTTAATTAAGAAACTTTCCATAGGTAAGCACCAGCACCGACCTTAGTTGCAATTGCACCATAACCATAGTAAGCAACTGTTATCTTGCCAGTTGTTTGGTTAAGTGCAGTTTCTAGGCGATAGCGTGGTGATTCGAACCATTGGTAAGACTCTGGATTTACAACGATTAATGTGTCATCGCCAACTCCAGATCCAAGTCCACGATCAACGCGGAAGTTAAGTCCAAGCACATTTCCACCAATTGAGCCAGGAGTTACGCCTCCACCACGATTCTGTGGGTTGATGACATTGGTGTAAAGAGGTAGGTTGTTTCCATCTACCAAGTTCATGATTGCACCCCATTGACCTGTTGATGCAATTAAGTTTTGTGCAAATCCAAGTGTGCCACCATAAATACTTACAGCTGCATCAGAAATGAAATCTTGGAAATTTACATTTGACATTGTGCGGTTTCCGCCATCAGTTCCACCTGCAATTAATGCGTTTAGAACTGCGTTATTTGTTGCATAGGCGTAAGCCTTCTCCATCTCTGCAACTAATACATCAAAAAATACTGGAGAGCTGCGATCTAATAACTCAACTGTGAATTCCTGTCCGCCAGCATACTTCTTAACATTTACAGTCAAGAATGATGATGTCATTCCGGTTTCGCCAATTGCGCCTTCCTCAGCAACCTCTGCTACTGATGGAACAGCTGTGATCTTAGGAATTTCAAAAGTCATTCCTGCATCTGGTAGAACGCCAGTTGTGATTGAGTCAATTGCTGGGCGATTAGCATTTGATAATGGGTTAATGATCTCAGTTAATTGACGAGTTGGGATTAGACCTGCGTTGTTTGATGTTGTGTCATCAGCAGCGCGAACATACATTCTGCTTTCGTCATTTCCTAATGCAGCGCGAACTGAGTGCTCCAAATAGGTTGCTTTGTTGGTAATTGGTGAGCGTGGCTTTGTGTAAGCAACTGGTTGAGTTGCTGATACTGCCACAGGCTCGGATTGAGCAGCTTCTACCGCTTCGGTGGCGATAGGAGCTTCTGATGTTATATCAGACACTTTTTCCTCCTGTGTTGTTTTATCCTCAGCGGTTGCTTCGGAATTCTCTGTTGGTGTTTCAGTTGCTGCAACATCTGCAACTCTTGCACTATCGATTGCTGGATCTGTTACTAAACTAACCTCGATTAATTTAGCTGCTTTGATTGACATGACTCCATCTTTGTTTTTCCAGTCATCAACCATTACTCCAACGCTAAATCCATCGCGTAATCCCTCAGCTGCTTCTAATAATGAATCATCGCCAGCAATAGTTCCAGCGATCTTGAATGTGGCTTCAATACCAGCATCATCAGCTGTAATGTCCATCAATTTACCGATTGGTCGAGTTCGATCATGTTCTAATAACAATTTGACTGGCTTTGAAAAATCAATTGAGCCTTTTTCAAATACTGTTGCTCCTGCTGATGTATTTCCGCGCTCGCCCCAAGTTACAATTGTTCCAGATATTGTTCTTTTTCGGCTATCAGCTGCGGTTAGTGTTATTGGGAAATTAATCTTCATCGGATTAAGTCCTCCTCCTCTTGGATTTGCTCAACGCTCATCGCGCCAATGCGGTTTAGGATTTCATAAACTTGCGCACGCTCTAATGCTGAGCCACGCAAAAAGTCATCAATATCAAATCGAACTTCAACGCCATTTGGCACAAAATCGGCAGCGGAAAGTCTTTGTTCTAAAGGTGTTATTATATTTCTTAAACTAAAATCAATAAGAGCTTTTCTTTCCATAACAGTCGTGCTATATGTCATGCTTGTAGTTTCAGCAGAAACAAAACTGGCCGGAATGCCTACGGCTCTGGCTAATTCCAAACTAACATACATTCTGGCTTCATTTAATTGTAATTTTTGTGGATCAAATCCTAATGCTTGCAATTCGACATCAGCATTTAAGAATGCAGTTGCTCTTGTTGATCTGCTGGCTTTCCAACTTTCTAATAATCTGCTAATTCTTTCAGGAGTTAAATTTGTGCCATTTGATTTTAACACCATTGTAGGAACTGGCTCTTTGGCGTATAATTCAGCCGCTTTTTCTAATTCTAATGCAGCCCTAATTGTGCGACCTGCGCGATTTAATACACCTTCATCCAAACCTGAGAAAACTATGATCGAACCTACACCACTTACGGGAATATCAAGTCCATCAATTTTGTAACTAATAATTTCAGTTTGCTGAACATTTGTTTTGTAAGTTACACGATCAGGAGAAATTCTTGTCCATGCTCTAATGCGAGCACCATCGCTGCTTGAGTATTGATCGAGCACTTGTCCATAAGCCACGCCTCTTAAAAGTAAATCCTCCGCTAACCAAGCATAGATAGCTGATCCAGCAATTCTTGGATCTGGCTGCATAATTACGCGTTGTGGTCGTAAATGCTCTTTAGTAAAATGATTATAAGTTTCTAAAGGTAATGATCCAATTGTTGAACAAATTATATTGCGAGCGCGAGCAGCACTTGGCACAGCCATAAATTGTTCTCTAGTTGCTGTTTGTGATCCATTAAATAATCCATTAAAAGATTGTTGTAAATTGTAAGGAATGCTGGCAGCAACATCCATTGAAACTGCCGGTGTCTTATTTGTCAAAAATCTATCTAATAATCCCATTAGTATAGATTATACCATTAAGTCCGAATTATGCTATTTGTATGTCAATTTCTGTTTCAGGTTGTGTCGCAAAATAAGTTGCTAAAGCAGAAGCCACAGCTGCACAAACTGCGACTCTACTTGCACGCCTTCCGATGATCCATGACCCATCCCCATAGGGCAGTTTTGCAGCGGAAAGTGTTTGTTGAGTCAGTTCGTCTTGACCCCCATGCTGTAATCGATGGGAATTAATTGCGCCTAACCACCGATCACATGATTCAGCATAAATCGCCCCATCCATATTAGTGCAGGAAAATCCAGCAGGGATCAACCGACTTGCAACGGCCTGTGCAGTCCTTGCTGAATAAGCGATAGTCTGAACATTGTATTTTCTAACATAGGGAGCAATATCGTTTGCCACCGCTAAATCATTGATTGAATAATCATTTGACCAAGTATGCAGTAAAACTAAATTAAATCTTTCATCTGGAAGTTTTTGGGTTGCAGTAAGAGCTGCAAATTTTCTATCAGGAGATAAATCTAAACCAAACCAAGTAGGTTTTTCAGGATCAAGCGGTATTGGATCAGTCTTACATAACTCCCACTTTTGAGCATCAATTGCTGAATTTATTGTATCGACCCATAAACATAATACTTCAGTTTTTACAATATCAGGTGGATCATTAATTACGGCTTTAAGATTATCAGGGTGCATTAATGTGCCAAGCGATGGGTTGGCTTGAGCAAATGCTGGCCAGTTGATTTCACCTGACGGAAGGGTAATTGGTGAGTCCGGCTCTGCACTCCATTCAAACCAACCGATCGTATCGGAGGGATTTGTGGAGGCTGCTAATCCACGCTCCCTAAGTTTGTTTAGAATTACTGAATGTTGATCTCCTGCATTTGAATAAGTCCACACCTGCGGATTTTTGGAACTCATCATGGTATAGCGCATTGATGACCAAGCATCCTCATCTTTATATTCACGCAACTCATCTAAATGAATTGTGGATGGTGCAGAAATTCCTCTTGAGGCATTGTTTGCAGCTTTTACCACAAACCTACGACCGCCTTTCAATTCCATTTCCTCAGCTCCATGTTGCCATCTAATCTTTTTTACTTCCGAAGCTAGCTTGTCATTACCTTCAATAATGCTAACCATCTGTCTGAATGTTTCAAGCGAGGTTGTAAGTCGGTGCGCTGATGACAGCTGTAAATTTTCTCCCCAAACATACATGCCGGTCAGAATGCGGATTAGCATAAATGTGGACTTTCCATTCTGCCTTGCAAGGAGAAGGTTATTAAGTTGAGAGTGCCAACGGCCATCCTCTTTAACTTTATGGCCATGAATTGCCACAAACTTTTGCCATTCAAGCAAAGGCATACCGATTTCAGCTGCAAAGTCGATCATTTCGTTGCCTTTTGTCGGTAAATCATTCAAAGGAGAGTGAATACGCGGTGTTTGCACACCTCCTAAAGTCGATTCAACCAGATGCAATTCGCTCATGTCCGATTTATCCTTTTTTAGTCATGACTGGTCGGATCGTGGCTGATCGAGGTGTTTCGTGGGTTAGAAACCAACATGGGGGTCGGTGGTGTTCTCTTGCTCACAAAAAACCGCCCACCCTTCGAATAATTACATCTTGAACATGCAGCTAATAAATTATCGTCAGTATCTAAACCATTTAATTTTCTGGGGATCACATGGTCTACTGTATTGGCTTCTTGCCCACAATACTGGCAGATATAACCATCGCGTCTTAGTATTCTTTCTCTGATCTTACGCCAATGTCTTGTCGATCCACTATCCCTTAATGCTGATCTACTCACTTAATACCAGCCTTTAGCCTTATGGTGTGCGAGCGCTGTGCAAGCACATCCATTGTATCTATGATTAATATACTTTAATCCTTGATCTATCTGTTTAATAGGATCTTTTTCTTTAGACTTTAATACTTGAAATAGTCCGTAAGCTGTTGATCTTGGATTGTTTGCTTTTGGATTCCATCTACTCTCTTTGAATACTATTTCATCTAAACAGTAAAACTGTTCAAAGTTGTAGTTCATCTTATGAAATGTAATTTGTTTTAATGTATTGACCTTAAGTTCTTGAGATACAGCTTTTTCAAAGCTACTCATTTGTAATACAAATAGAGCGATCCCAACTAGCATGCACCTCGCGAGCGATGCCTTCGGGCTCGCGTTTTGGCTTTGAGAGCCAATGCGACTAGAGCATACAGCATGTGTCAATATCATCGAGCAAAACCGCAGGTCAGACGGCATGTCACAATCCTATAATCATCTTCATCTAACCAAGTGTCTGAATAACCTGCCTCACTCATTTAGTCATCCTAATGTAATTTAGGAATCCAATATATGTAGTTTCATCCATCTTGACCCACTTATCGCTAGTCAATTCAACCTCACCTTTTGCGTTAGTAGCCTTAACCCAAAATTCAATTTCCTTTTGATCGTAGGCACAGATAAAGGATGGAAGTCCAGCCATCATAGCTAATCGACTTACTGGTAGATGATCCAACAAAGCCTTATCCTGACCAAGATATTTAAGGCTGCCTACTGTTTTATACTCAATTAAAGCTATTGGATTACGATTAGTATATTCGACCATCAGAAAATCGATGTCGGTTGCTGGACAATCAAAACCCCAAGTTCTGTGGCGATTACTAATCCACTCATCACGCCAACCAGTTTGATTTAGCCTAACTCCATCTTTATCGTATTTAATCATTTAGTCTTACCAGCCCATCCTTCACCCTTAAAGACTAATCCTACTGTTGAGTAGATTCGTGTCATTTCGAGCCCACACTTAGGACAATTCATACCGCCATCATCCTCTTTGTAGGTTCGATGAACTGATCCATAAGTGCCGCATTCTTTGCAGCTGTATTCATAAGTAGGCATCATTTAATCCTTATCAATTCGCACGTGTGGCAGTCTTTAGTTTGCCATCTCCAACCACCACACTTATCGCATCTACAAATCTCTGAGTCCGGAATATGCAATGCTTCAACCACATTCTTGACCCCAACGCATCCGCAATCCATACATTGATAAAGCTTAAATCCATCAGGTAAATCCATAGAGTCAAGCCATAGAAACTCAGTATTGCGTTTGCAGCCATTACATTTGAACTGCGTGTAATTAGTCATGATTCAGCAACTCATGGCATTTGAAACATGTGCCATCCTTAAATACTCGGTCGTCATCGCATACTTCGCATTTGATAATCGATTCCTCTAAATGAACCCCATTGTCATCCATGACAACTTGAAGGCCTTTTCCGTTTATGAAGGCAATATAACCCATGATCAATTCTCCTCAAAGTAGAAATGGCCTTGACTTGTCACTTTTGCCCATTTGGCGTGCTCAGCAATTTTACCTTTGCATACATATCCAAGATATGGCTTTCCGCCCTTGCTGATTCCCTGTTTCATGATATGACCTTTTTCGCAGCAAACAGGTGGCTCAGCTGGAGTTGAATTACCTATTGCATCAACAGCTTTTTCAACATTCCATAAAGATGGATCATCTTGCTTATTCTCAACCGCAAATGACGCTCTTAAAGCATCCTCAACAGCTGCTGATCTTGAACCTGCTGATCCATAACGCCTTTCTTGCAATTTCTTTTCGTAAGTGTTTGGCTCGGCATTATTTACCTTAGCCATTTCCTCTCTCGAAGCGCGTTTGCCTTTAGCTGCGAAACCAGCATTTGCGAGCGCACGACCGATCGCTGAAGTTTCACAATTCTCCAATGCAGATGTGCTATTAACACCCTTCTCCGTAATGATCTCAAATGCGAGCCCAGTTGCACATGGCTTAGGATCTGCCTCAGTCTTAAAGATCTTGGCGAATACAACGAACCGCTTTTCAGTCGCTTCAATGAGTTCAGTCTCGATACGATTATCAGGGTATTTCTCATGCCATTTTTCCAATCTCGATTCTACTGTTTCATAATTGTCTAAGTTAAACATTATTCCCACGCTCCATTAAATTCTTCATCAAGCATTGCTTCGGTTATTGTTTTTGTAATGGCCATGTATCCAAGCGCATCGATGTAATTGTCCATAAGCTTTGGATCTTCAGCTTGTCTGCTGATTTTGACCAAGACCATGCACATTGCAACTTCATTTGGTTGTATTGGATAACCCAAGTAAGCCGACCACAACTCGGCAATTCTTTTGTGTTGAGTAATTGGGTGGCCATAGCTTTTTCCACGCCCGTGCAAAATGTCAATAACTTGTTCAAATAACTTCTCAGTTTTTGTCATAATCAAAAACCTGCTCTAATTTAAGTTTTTGGATTTTGGCTTGATGATCTATGCAAGACTTCCATCCAGCAGCTCTACCGGCATAATAGCCATTATCGTAAATTTCTGACTTTCGGTGTTCATCCCAGAAATATAAAACTGCTCCAATTAAACAGCCTATAATAAATCCGTAACCTACTATTTCCATGTTCGCTCCCTAATACCAGACGGATGTCTGATACAGAAAGTATGACTTAAAGCAAGGACAGTTGGTTAACTACTTACGGCGTGTTTTATAACGATTAGATAACGCCAAGATCCTCAAGATCGTCGATATGGTCATCAATCGTGCGATCCCTATAATCGGTTTCACGCCCCATAAGTCCTTCTATTGTATGTAAATGATCCGTCATGATTAACTGGGATCAGCTCTACTTGATGGCCTTTCTTGCCAAAACTTAGGACTGTGAAGCCCATATTCCAATCGGCTGAATTATATTTTAGATAACTCGCTTTCCGCATATCCATAAGATGACCGGCCTCAATGCCCCAAATCGTTGAATAACGGCCGTTTAAGCCAGTTTGGTGTCTGACTGCACCCTGCCTATGGGAGTGGCCACAAACTACGCTAGAATGCCATTTCTTGGCCAAATTAAGGCCTGTTATACCGGCATGCTTAGACATGTTGCCTTCGTCTCCATGAGCCAAGTGCCAGCCCTTTTCAAACTCATAGGCTCTCTTATGAAATCTAATCCCTAAGCTGCTGAAATCCATAAACTTGTCATAAGCCAATTCAGGTAATCCAATAAGTGATGGCGCACCTTTGAGTAATGTTTGATAAATTCTATCTGTGTGATTTGACCGGACAATATCGGTCGTGCCTAGATCGTAAAGGATCTCTTGCCCTAGTTTTCTTTCCTCATCTAAGGTTTCTGCAAACTCTAATTTTGTGCCTTTTGCCCAACGGCTTTGTGAACCTAGATCCATTTCATCACCAACATTTAAGACAAAATCAAACTTCTCGTGCTTGACCATCTTAATTAAATTGGCAACTGCTTTTGGATGATGCAGCGGTATCTGCAAATCCGGTGTTACTAAATACCTACGATTAGTTTTAATCGTCATCCTCATCTGGAGTTGGAATAGTTGGGATTATTCCTTTGTCGCCTACGATCCAGTCAGGCATTGATTCAGGATTATCCATTAAGTAAAGCGCACAGGATTCATTAAATCCAGCCTTGCGTGCAGCTCTAAACATTTCATGCTTTGCAATATAGAATTGATCTAGTTTTGATAAGGGTTCAGGAGTTTGGCGAACTACTCTCCGATTAACCTTTTTGCGTGGTGTGCGTTTTCGTGTGTTCGCCATAGCAGAAATTATCGCCTATTCATCAATGAGAATAGTTCATCAACACGCATTTCCAATCGTGAACTTCTTTCGTCTATTCGATTAATTGCATCTTTGATCGAGCTGCCAGAATTCGGGCGAAGTTCGCTTAAGAAACTTTTAATAACCCATCGTAGAGCCAGCAATAAAGCGGTCGCGATACTGCATACGCCAACGCCAAATGCGACTAATTCGTTTGGACTCATTTTTCACTAAGACCATAATCTGCTTCGCTCCCTGATTTTGGATCTAACGCCTTTGCTATTGGAGCAACAACTGCACCAAGTAATGTTGCATAAGCTGGATGAATGTCAGCCACTATTGCTAAAGCAACTGTTATTCCACTAGCTGCTACAGCTCTCAAATATGACTTAATTGCTGCTTTGTGTTTTTTAGTTAGTTTCATCAGTTGCCTTTCAGTAGTGGGATGTCGAACTTCTCGCCAGTTTGGTTTGGTTTGAATGAAATATGAATATGTTTATGATGGGAATTTATCCCAGTATATTTTCTAAACTTCCATAATGATCTACCACTAGCAATTTTGCCAGCGTGAATTATGTAAGATATACGCTTATCTTTTTTTGCTGCGAGTCGAAGCTGATCTGCCAGATCATAACTAATCCCTTGTTCGTCAGATAAGCCAGCGTCAATGTCGATCGCGCAAACTTCTCCGTTAGGTCTTGGGTTGTGATCGGATTTTCTAGATTGATGCTTAAGATCACCGATCCATCCATCAGACTTCCGGCTGCGATCCAAGAACGCTCCATTTATTTGGTCGCGTAGTGTTTCAGCAGCTTTAGATAAATATGGCTTCA